CCGGAGTACGGAGGGCTGATGGGCGGTGTTGCGTCCGGTGTAATGAAACTTACCACGTAGATTTTGTTGCGCACATCTTCATCTTCGTCTGCGGCAAATATTACTCTTGAGCCTTCAACAAAAGTATATCCATCAGTGCTGTAGCCGGTTGAACCTTCGATGTTGGTAAATGCATCAGTTTCTTCAAAGTCAATGATATCAACTGGCTGCTTGCCGGAGGTGCCCATGTTCCAAAGACGTAGACCAGAACGGAATTGAATGATTGGACGTTTGGCTCTGAAATTGTTGTCAAACACAGCCGTGGTATTGTTGTAAGCTGCTGCTGCGTTGATAACGTCAATGTGGAACCAACGATTGCTACGAGTCCAGGCATTCAAGTCCTTGCTGGCTCGACTGATTGTTAGATAGTCAAGATCAGAAGGTTCAGCAGCAATGGTGCTGTCGTTGTAGTCGGTCACGTAGCTTTCTGGAGTTATGAAATCAGTGGTGGGCAATAGCTCAATGGCTGTGCCAACACCACTCACGTAGTATTCCTTGTTGCTGATTGCTGTGGCTGTGCTGGTTCCTGTGCCATTTTGCAATACCACAGCAGGTCCATTTGGTACCGAGCTGATTGTAAACTTCAAACCGTTGGCGGCAATGCTCCTGACATAATAGGTGCTGCCAGGCACTATGCCTCCCAGGGAAGGGGAAGCAAAAACTATCTGCTGTCCAACATAAAGATCATTTGATGACAGCGAACTAATGTAGTTGGTGCCTGATTCAGTTTGTGTATAGGTTATTACTGTGGATCCCGAGCCGTAACTGGCTGGCTCTACATTCCCCACAAATCTAACTTTTAGTCCATTGGTGAACACTACACCATTGGGGCTGGTGTAATTTTTCTTGCCAAGTATCTGATCGATCAACAATGTGTCAGATGTTGTTTGATCAAGTAATCTTATTCTACCAAAAATTGCAGGATCAGTTCCGTCTTGATAGTACAGCGTGTCTTCAACCGCAGACAACAAAGGAATTTGTTTGAATACTCCGGTTGAGTCTTTGTACCACTGTGTGTTGCGATACACTTCGCCCGAAGTGATGCTGAACTTGTTGTTGTTGTTTACTGTGGACACTCTGCTTAGATACAAGTAGTCAAGTCCACTGTTGTTTACATAGGAAATTTGCCAGATCTGATATCTATCTGCCAGCGGTATTTCGTTTTCTTCGCTGAAGGGTGTGGTGTCATAGGTGCCCAGTAAACCTGTATTGCCTGCACCAGGAGCAATGGGATCAAACAACGATGTTCTTACCCAGCCGCCTGCTTCAGTTCCGGGTGGTGTGTTTGCAAACACCAAGGTTTTTCCATTCAAATCAGTGTTGCCGTCAATTCCACCGTAGGTGGCAATGAATTCGGCTACTGAAATGTTGTTGATTTGATCAAATTTTAATCCAGTAACAAAGTTAACTGTGCCCACCGATGGTAGGTTGTAATAGAAACTTTGTGCAGTTTTCAGCGGCACGTTGAAGATCACTGTGCCTAGATCTTCACCGTTGTTTTCTACACCAAATACATCGCGACTGCTGATGTTAGGTGTGGCTGGTACTTTGCCGTCAATGCCCGGGGCTGTTTGAATCCAGAATCCAGGACCAGTGCCAGGTGTGCCATCAACAATGTTGAGTTGCCCTTGCATGCTGACTTGATTCTCAGCTGTGTAGTACAGTGTGTCTGGAGCATCTTGTGGCACGGTGAATGTCACTAGTCCAATGGTTGAACCGTTTCTTGACACTCCACTATTGTAAGCATCGCCAGTTCCGGTTGTGGGCTGTGTCTTGATCCAGAACGGAAATACTCCGTTGAGTGTTAGGTTGAACACATATGTGTTGCCGCGAGCCAGAGTTAGGTTTGGATTGGATTGGGTATCAATAAGGTACGCTGAAGTTCCAACGTTGCGAACACGATAGTTCACTGTTTCCTTGGCGTTCTGTGACACTTGAAATGTATAACTGCCGCCACGAACCAATTCAATAGTTGGGTTTTCGCCTGCAACACCACTGAATGTATAAACACCGTTTTCTCTTGTGACTGTAAAATTGTCTGTGATGGGCACACCAGTGCTGGCAACATCAACCACTGGTGGACCCTCGGGCACCCAGAAGTACTGACTAAAGTTTACAAACGTATCAAAATCAACAAACGGGTCCCATGAATAGTATTCACTTGAATACAAGCGATCAGGACGTCCGCTGTTACCACCTTGATATGCAACCGCATCGTTGATACCGGGGTATGTTATAGTGTCTTTGATTTTGTTGGTGCCGGGCTCTAAACCAACAACACCGGGCTCGAGTTGATAGTTGGCTCGAGTCAGGGTTGGTTCAATAACATAACGATCATTGGGATTGACACCAGGTCCAACTGTGCGGCCAATAAAGCCTTGAGTCTTTTGATATTGTGGTTCTTGAACCAGCTGATCAAGAGTGGCTTGCAAAAACTGTTTGTTGGCATCAGTCTGAAAAATTTCAGGAAGAAAATCAACGCTACGAACTGTTGCCATCAAATAACTCCACTACCGGGGGCAGTACGCAAATTGGTACTGGTCAATGCTTCAATCACTTCAATATTGTTGATTGTTGCACCGTTGACAAAAATTTCGTTAGGCTGGCTGCGCACTTCATACAGATCACCAAAATACTTTTGAGTGTTCAGTGGCACCAGTACCACGCTGGAAATAATTGTGCCAAGCTCGCGGTGCAGATACGCTGCGAGTTCAGAGAAATAGAATGTGTCTCCAAAATTCCATTTGTCAATGCTAAAATAAGTGTTCATTGCTGCCACCACTGATGATTTGATCTCACTGATCGATGCTGTGCTGTTGCTGGCTCTAATAACCTTGATGGTGGCTCGCAATTCCGGCGCTGCCTTTTCACCAAACAAGGGTTTGAAGTCCACTGAATTGATAATGATGTTGTCACTCAACATTTTGTAATCTTGCAGTCCTTGATATGCTGTAGTTAGCTCATCAATTGTGGGTTGGTCTGGTTCCGGCACTGTGTTGGTGGTGTCGCGAATCCAGTTTTGATATGCTGTGTAGTAGGCCTGTGTGATCACATACAGGTCAATGATGTTTGTGGTACCAGGATCGATGCGATTTGTCAGTGGTGAGTTGTGACGATACTGATAGTACAGATCTTGACGACCAGTGCGTGCTATCCAACCATCAACCGCCACTATGGTTCTTACACCTGTGGTGCTGATACTTAATTCATAGAAAGCATTTTCGCTGTAGGCATAAAACACTTGTCCAGGACTCCACTCAAACTTGGCCAATTCAATGTCATCAAAAGTTGCATAGTCTGATGTTACTCGTCCTTGCTCAACCAACAAATAACGCTGTAGGTTATCAAAGTCCACAGTCTGTTGCAGGAACACATACTTCTGATTTGAGTTCACATCGGGTGCAACAATCTCTTCAAAGAAATCAGGATTGTCGGGCACACCGTCGTTGTCGCTGTCGCGGAATCCAACAAGAACTTGGAAGTCATCAACATAGCCATCGCTTTCAACCGGTTGTCCAGTAATGGTCACTGGTATGTCTCCCGGCAAGGGCTCGGTAGAGTCAGGCTGTGTGTTGACTGCCAGTACGTTGATGAAGTCGCGAATCACTGTGCCAGTGCGACTGTCATACACTTGACCGCCGTCATAGTAAAAGAATCGTGTCTGCAACACAGAACCAAAGTTGTAGGCCAGGCCTCGGAACGTGATAGTATAGCTCTGATTCTCGGTTGTAAACTGTGCTAACCAGCTGGCATCTTGACCTGTGCCGGTATTTTGTCCTGAGATACCAGGTACAATTGCAAACGGAGCATTTGTGTCTAGACTGGTACTGTTTATCAAATACCATGTATAAGGTGTTCCAGTAATGGTGCCATCGTTGTCGTAACCAATACCAAAATTGCGATACAGTAAAATTTGTTCAGCCATGGCCTGCTCCAGACTCAGTGGCAAGTCTGTGACAAACAAAGGAATAATGGTGTCAACAATGGCGCCAGTGGGCACAAAGTTGTTGAGTGTGATTGGACCAGCACCCGATGTTAAATTGCCCAGTCCTAGATTGTATCCATCGCCCACAATTTCTTGAGGGCTAGCCCAAATAATAGTTTTTTCATCGGTACGAGTAGGTGTGCCCAATTGCAGTCGATTGTTGCGATCAAAATAGTAACCTGTGGGTGCAACAAATTTGATCAAGCTTCCAACCACAGCATACTTGAATGCTGTGGTTACTGTGCTGCCCACTGGAATTGGTGTGCCAGTTGCGTCTTTGAAATAGCCAGTGGTTTGGTTGGCCAACGTTGTGCTTTGATTCCAGGTGCTGCCTTCGGTTGCACCAGTGTTGATACTCTGACGCGGGAAGTTGGCATAATAGAACTGTTGTATTGTGCTTTCGGTCAACTTGGGCTGAACTTGGTTTGTGACCACGTCAGCGATTTCGTTGCGAGTGGCCCAAGAGAACAAAATTGTTGGCAATATGTTTTCTCTCCACAATCCGCCGTCACTGCCAAAGGTATTGGTACTGGAATATTTTCCAGTGTTGTCAACCAAGTCAAGATATCTACTGGTGCCAATGCTGCTGCGATTAACTGCCTTGCTCTTGACAATTGAATTGTACTGAGTGTACGGGAACAGATTATAGTCTTCGCCGTTGACCATGCGGTTCTGTGTGTAGTAACGAGCTGGAGCACGTTGCTTGATTGCTTCAATGGGTTCACGGCTTTGAGAGTTGCTGACTGGCTGTGTGATTCCGCACACAAATGTCATTGTTTCCAAGTTGCCTTGACGACTGATGTAACTGATAGGAATACTCACTGCCTGCATTTCTTCAGGATTGATGATGTATTGCAAACCGTTTGATGCGCGAACGTAAGCGCGGAATGTGCCCACTGGAATCTCAGAGAACACACCATCGCCAAACACCATGGTGATCTGGTCATTGGTGCGACTGGTCACTGTGTAAATGGGACGCAGGTCAGTGCCCAGCTGTTCAGCTCCGGCTTCGTAAATGTTTTCAGTGTACTGCCACTCGCGGCTGATATTGCCCACGTTGTCAAGTTGGAACAACCAACGATCAGTGTTGTTGACACCTTCGATGTTGATGTTCACTGTGCGATTGGCAATGCGTTCAGCCAAGTTGAAATCTTGATTTTGTAGTATGCCTTGTTTGAACAAGAAAAAGTAACCAGTATTGGCTGATTGGAATCCAAGACTGTCATTGCGAAACAGAACGTTAAACGGTTGATTGGGTCTGGGGCTGGGTTCGTACACATAGTTCTCGCCCTGCGATGTAGAAGTAATTGCCTCAAATGGCATGTTGACTCCATCAACAGTGGCGGTGTATGGGACTATGGGAAGAAATCCAGGAACCAAATTAATGCTGTACTCATCGGTACGCACACCAAGTATGGTTTGACGGTTTCCTGGACGGCCCACACGCTGAGTGTCTACCAAGCTGGCATTGATGATTGCTGTAAATTGTTCTTGCCAGTCAGGGTTGGTGGGGTCAGCCCAGTTCACTGTGACATTGCTGAGATTGACCCCTTGGTAGTCTACTACGTTTTCAGTTGTGGTTACTGAAAATACTTTGAGATAGCCTTCTGCTGCGGTGTTGCGCTTGGCAGTATAGCTTACAAGATTGGCTAGACGTGTGACACTGTCGCGACGTTCAGCAGTGTCAATGTAGTTTTCACGAGTGTTTAGATCAGTACGAAATGCCAGGGCCTGGCCCATGAAAGCAATTACGTCCAACAGCGCAATGAATTCTGACGACTCAATGTAGTCATTGAAAGTCTCAGGATAATACAAACGCAAATAGTCTACGAAACTCTTGCGCAGAGTTTCAAAATCGTAGCTTTGAAAGTCAGCTTCGCGGTAAGTCTGGTATATTTGTTTCCAGTCTTCAACGCCAAATATTGCTGTTTGTCTAGTAGTGGTTGCCATTCTTTACGCCTCTATACTTTATTTATCGAGGCAAAAAACGGCGTCTTTATACAAACGTTGCTTCGCGCTGTGTTAAATCAAAAAATATTGCCAGTCGCTCGGCATCGGTGCTGGGTACCACAGTGAGTTCAAGTTGAATCAAGATTCCGTTTTCTTGCGGAAATACCTGCACGTCAGAGATGTAAATTCTAGGATCGCCGCCGGCAACTCTTTGCACTTCGGCTTCTATGGCACGCTGCAATTCTTCCACTTGATTTTCAAACAAGAAGTCCCACAACACAGTGCCGTATTCAGGACGTCCAGGTAACTGTCCTTGACGTATGTTAAACGCATTCAAGAGGTCACGTTTGATCAGTTCAAACCCAGTAAGCGTGAACTTTTTGAACTGATTTTGTGTGTTAAACCCAATAAATGTTTGTGCCATAACGATATTTATTAGCCCGAAGCATACAGTTGTTGCCTGCGCTCTCGTTCAGCGTCAGACTCTTGTGGTGGCCTTGGGTATCCAATTGCAGCCAAGCCCGGCAGACCACGGGCCAGTCTCTCATTGTTGACTCTATCCCACACAATGTAGTCATCGCCAGCATAGATTAGATCAGCATCTTTGGTGCTGGTAAAGAGTGCTCGATCAACAGGACCATAGTTGGGGATTGGCACTTTGTTGTTGCCAACGATTCTACTCATGGCAGCATTGAGTGTTTCTCGGTTCACTGTGTTGTCAGCTGGTATCGGAAAGTCAATTTCTTTGAATGCATCGGGTATTTTTGTGTTTGCCAAATTCACAGCAAATGCACCGTCTCTTACATTTTTTTCAAATTCGGCTTTGATTGCACCAGTGGGGTCGTTGGGAATCGGCAATCCTTTTAAGAACGCTTCGGTGCCAGGCACACTTTTGGCAGCGTTCAGTGCAGTTCCTGCAAGTCCTTGTGGGCTCAAACTGCCTATTGGTACTCCCACTGCGGCAAGATCATTCACTCCCTTGGACATGAGATTCTGTAGCACAGCTTCCTGTTTGGCAGGACTAGCAGTTAGACTACCAAGACTGGTTATTCCATCTTTGCCGGTCCACACTGTTGGACTTTTTAACAAACTGGCCAAGGTGACTCCAGCAGACCCCAGGGCACCAAGTTGTGCGCTGGTACCGGGTTTAACAAGTCCCGCGGTTTCAAGCTGTTGAATATTCAACCCAACTGCGCCAACCCCTTTGGTATTGCTGATTGCAGTTGGAGGCTGATCTACTAGATTCTTTGCCTGTGCCACCACAGCAGTGACATCTGACACTGACATAGATTCAATTTTGCTCAGTGCTGTGGTTGTTTTTGCAAAGGCCGCAACATCAATTGGAGCTGTCACTGGTGCTGTTGTTATGGCGCGATTCAGTGTTTCCACATAGGTCACTGCTTCAGAACCTGCAATTTGCGCACTGGCAATTAATTCACTGGCATTGGACACTGCTGGTCCAGCAATTTTAAAATTACCAGTTGCCACGTTGTCCAAACCGCGGGCGCCTTGTGTCAGTATTTGATTGGCGTTGCCCACAAGTTGTCTTGCTGAACCAATTGCACCTGCTGCGCCCGGAATACCAGCGCCCAGTGCACCTGTTATACCAGCCAGTGCTTGATCCAGTTGTGCTTGAGCACCCGGTAGCCCATTGGCTGCTTGTGTAGCAGCACTCAGTACATCGCCAGGTTTGTATCCCACCAAGGAGCCGGTGCTGACTTGTTTGTCAAATATGGCCCTGGCCTGTTCAAATGTCAGTCCCGGGGGGCCTTTTACGTCAAATGTTCTAGCACTACCATTGGGTGCTGGAGGCAACGGTGCCTTTGGATCTTCTTCGTCGGGTGGCCTTGGGTAGCCAATTGCAGTCAAGCTGGGCAATCCGCGACGCAGTCTCTCAGAATTGGTTCTATCCCACACAATGTAGTCATCACCGTCATAGGTTAGATCCGCATCCTTTGTGTTGGCAAAAAGTTTACGGTTTATTTCGGTTCCAGCAGCTTCGATGCTGGCAAGATTAAATGTAAATATTCCCATGTTATCTAGCCACAATCTCTACGCCAGCAGGCACAGGTACAGCGCCTGGCGGCGGAGATGGTGTTCCTTCTTCAAACGCCACTTCAACATCCACACCTTTGTTGTGATAAGGATAAGGTTCATGTGTGGGTGCTCGACTCACCACACTTTCCAAGTTGCCTGGTGTCACTTGCCATCCAGTGCTGTTGTTAAACTCGGTGTCATCAAACAATGTCTTGGTCAAGGGATTTGGAGTTGGCACAGTGTCAGCTGCTGGGCCGTTCAAGTCAATGGCGCCAGCAGCAAGTCTCAGTTCGCCGCCAGCGCCCCATGAGCCGCCAGCACTGTTTAGTGTCAATGTACCATCAGCTTTGACTCCAACTGTGGCCTTGCTGTAAACTGTGACATCGGTTTGTGCATTCAATATCAACGATGTCATGCTTTCAAGCTGCATGTCTTCCATGCTTTTGACCTTGAAATTTCTGCCGGCAAACATGTTGATGTCACGATCAGCATGTAGGTTAATGTCACCTTTGGTTCGTATGTTTACGCTGTTTGTACTGTAAATGTCAACTGTGCCTTCAACACCAAATTCCAACCACGTTTGTCCATTGGCATGTATAATATAAAAGAAGTTGCCGGTGTCACTCATGGTGATCTGGTGACCCTTGGTGGTTCGCAATCGGAACATAGAGTTGTCGCCTTGCAGGTCCCCGTCGTCCATGACAAGACTGTGTCCACCGGTGCGTCCAATTACTCTAGCATCGTTGGGTTTGATTTCGCCTGCATCTAGTTTGGCTCGTATGTCGTTGGGTTTCATGCCGCCCTGGAATATTGGAATTCCAGGAGTGATAACACCAAACACTGAACTGGGAGTTTCTCGTTGACTGGAACTGCGTATGGTTCCACGTTCGATATCATCAATTAGTCCCTGTTGAAACAAGCTTTGTGCCAAGAAACCCTGCACTGGTTTTGTTTTTTCAAAAAATCTAGGATCGTTAAAAATTTCTTCATTGTTAATGTTGATTTCTGATACCGGCAGTCTTGTTGCCGCAGCAAAATATTCTTTTTGATTTTCGTTGCCTACGTCAAATTTGTTGGATGATCCAATTGCTGGATACATGTTGCCAAGTCCTTGTTCAGGTATGGCACCGATGTAGTAACCTTGACTTCTATCGCCGTTGAGGAAAATACAAACCACCGTGACGCCAATGTCCGGCGGAGTAAACCACATGCCATATGCGTTGGGATTGCCAGGGTATGCACCCACTGCGTCGTTGACACCGGTTGCAGGATCAAACGGTGTGTTTCCGTAAAAAGGCGGCATGTAACTCACTGTGGTCCACTTGCTTTCGTCTTCCATGGCAGTATCACCACCGTCGGCAAAAGCTTCGATGTACACACGCAACCTGCCGGCTCGTGTGGGGTCAACCGTACTCATGACTATGCCAGTGAACGGACCAAATTCTGCAGGGACGCCGCCACGATCAAATTTGTAATTTGACGGACGACCTCTACTGCGTTGTACACTTTCTGTCATGTTTTATCCCTTAGTATTCTGTGTCTTGTATTTGCCCTGGTCTGTACGTTGGTGCAGTGCCAGCGGCTCTTGCTCGTAGATCTGCTACTCGTTGGGCTGTTCGTGCAGCCGAGGCCTGACCCGGAGTAACTCCGCCTTCGGGTAATTTTGGTGGTTCTGTGCCGCGTTGTGCCGCGGCAGTTGCCACTGATCCACCAGTGGTGGTTGTTGGTGGCTCTGGAGGTGGTGCATTTTCTAATCGTGTGTTTGCACCAGCAGTGATACCCTGTCTGGTGAGGTTGGGATTTCCAAATGCTGCGCCTCCGGCATTTTCAGCAAATTTCACTTTGTTGTAAGCACCTTGTGCTCCAAGCACAGCGGCCTTGCCGCCATCACCAATGTCAAGACGTCTGGGGTCTCTGGCATTGAATTGTGAACTGCTGCGGCCGGCGCCGGCATCACTGGTGCCTGGGGGCAGGGCCACACGACTTCTGCCTGCGTCAGCGCTGGCATCAGCAGACACCGACGCTGCTGGATTTGCTGTGTTGCTCTTGTCTGGTTTGGGGAACAGATATAACGATCCGTCCAAGGTTTGTTCAAACGCACCGTTTTTGAATTCGCTTACCACCTTGGTACAGATATACACACGACTTTGCAGTGCCTGTCTTGCTTGCCCGTTGGCAGTGGTTCTCTTGTAGGGATCAGCTATGCCGGTGTTGATATCAAAATCTTCAGGGCGCTGCCACACAATTTCAAACAAAATATCTTGACTGTCAAAACTAATGGTACCATCGGGTTCAAAGCCAGTCTTTGCAGCCACAGCAAAGCCTTGACCGTTCAAGGGTTTGAACATGCTGCCTTGCATGATCCAAGCAGGGTCTCCAATGATTTTTAATTTGGCTTGTGCTAGGTCGCCGGGACTGTACAGTACTTCGGCTGCGTTGGCACTGGGCTCAAGACTCTTGCCATCTGCTCCGGCACGGGAAGCATTGCTTGCTGGACTGTAATTGTACTTTACAATTTCCTGCATGCTACTGGTATATGCGTCCGCAGTGACTGCTGCTGCTGAGTTGTTGGGTGCGTTGCCACTCACTGTCAAAGTGTACATGGCGTTTAGAGTTTCTTGGTAGTCTCTAACCGCGGTGTTTTTGCCGGTGAACCAGTAAGGATAACTCTTGTGCACACCGTTGAACTTGGATGGCGGAAAATACTTGCTGGCAACGTTGGCCGGAAGAAACGGTGTAACGGTATACTTGATTTTGTAGGCATTGTCGTTGCGCTTGGGATCAAGACCACCAGATTTAGGAGTGGCGCTCATGGCAATGTTGAACCATTGCAGCGGTGAATTTTTTGTGTTGGGACTGGGAGACTGCTTGCCGTTGGGATCAACCACCACCAAAGCTTGATCAGCAATGTAACTTGAGTTTCTTATGGCCAGCTCAATCACTTGTAAAATTTGCTGACCAGCTGTGATGCTGACACTGCGGCTGTTCATGTTCACTGGATTTGACTCCGGCCTGGCGCTGTTGACGTCTTTGGTGGGCGGTGCACCGCCGGCAGTTTTTGATTTGTCAACCCGTTGATTGGCCAGTTGTAATTTTGCATTTTCAATAGCAGCAGCCGAAACACTGCTGGTGCCTAAGAATTCAATCTCGTACTCGTCTGGAATTGTGTAAATTCCGTTGTTCACCAGTTCTTGTTGATATTCGTTGAGTGCGCCCACTAGACCTTGTGTGATGGCTTTTTTGGGTGTGGGTGCGGCAGTTGCATTGGGCGGCGCAGTTGGTGTGGTGCCAGCAGCAATGGCATTGTCCACTGCTCTAACCGATGCTTGTGTGGCCGGAAGTGTCGTGGTTGTTGTGGCGGCCCCGGGAGTGGCAGCAGGTGGTTGTATTGTAGAGTATTTGGCCGGACCTTTCAGCAGTCCGCCCACAGTGGTGTTGGTGAGTTGTACATCATATGGGATGGTACCTCGAGCACTGTAGGCTCCGTGCAATTGCCCAATGGGAGTGCAGTCCCACTCATATGTGACCAGTTTGCTGCTCACGCCCCAGTTAATACGATTGATCTGGAACGGAATAAATTTTTCCACCACGGCAGTGGGATCACTGGTTTCACCGGGGGTTTGCAAACCGCCACGAATAGGCATGACCAAATTGCCATTTTGGTCATAGCCATAAAATCTTATGACCATTAGATAGATTGCACTGGTGTAGTTGACCTTGTTTGTGGCGTCACTGGGTGCAAAATTTTGCACAGCCTTGTACAAGCGATTCAACAGGGTTATGCCCAAGGGTTCAACCACTGTGAATTTCAGTGTGGCATTCATGTGTGCTGCGCCGCTGCCTTTGCCTGTGGGTACTGTTTCCAGTGTTATGGTATCAATGTAAAAGTCTGCGTCAAAAAACGGATTCCTTGATGCTTGCGCAAAGTTTTGCCAGCTGCTGGTGATGCTTGTGGGATCCTTGGGATCCTGTTGTGTGAATATCTGATTGGGTCGCACAGTTCCGTCGCTGGTGGGAGCGCCGCCGCTTTGAAACAGCAGTTGGTAGCCATCAATTTTTTTGTCTGTGCCGCCCAGCAACTTAGTGTACTGTGCCTGAGTGCAGAGATACACCGATGCCACATAGGTATAGCTAGAGTATTTGTCCAGTATATTGGGCTGGGCTCGTACGCTGATACCGTTTTGTGTGGCATTTAGTTCGGCTTGTTTTGTGCCTGTGGACGGCGGAGGATTTTCGTCGTCTTCCCCAACTCCTGGACTGGTGGGCGCCACATCAGATCGTTGACCGCGGAACGCCCCTGTTGGTGCAGTGGTTCTCAATGGCTGCGACGCAGTTTGAGAGGGGGTGGTTGCTTGTGTTTGTTCAAAAGTTCTTATCGGCGGATTTGTGCCTGTGTCTACTCCAGCACCGCTTTCGGCTGTGGCAGGAACTTCAGCATTGGTTGGGGTGGTGGTTGCCCGAGGAGTAACAACATCACCAGCTGCATTGACTTGTTGTGCTGGCACAGCATTGGGACCAGCCGGAGCTTCGGCAGCAGCAGTTTGACTGGCTGTGTCCGGGGGCTGCGGTTGTAGACCCGGTGTCTGTGCCCGGGCCAATGCTTGTTCTGCTTCGGCTAATTCTCTTTGCTGGTTTGCAAGAACCTCGCGGTTTCTTGCCTGTACAATTTCTCCAGTTCGTCTTTGTGCTTCGGACAGATCAGGATTGGCCAGCAACCGATCTCGTTGAACAATCAACCGCTCGGATACTTCGATATTTCGTCTAAGACGATTGATAATGACTTCTAGTTCAGCTGCTGTGGCCATGTGTTAGTATCCTAACACTTGTTTGAGTGTGTCACTTTTGGGCAATAGTATTTGTTTGCCCACAGTGAAATCCAACGGTGGGGCAGTCAATGTGTTTGGGTTGCGTTGATAAAACACCC